ATAGCTTCGACCAAGTTGACATTAGAGCCACACACGCTTAGGTGCATCAGGTGTAACACCATGTGATACATCAAGAGCCTCGACAGCATCACGCATAGTATCGCTAGATAGGCGGATGTTTACATGCCAACCGTCTAATGCTTCCATCTCAGGATACTCCATACCATCGTCATTCGTGATGGTAACGCCTGTAGGCTCATGCAAGGCCCCTACAACGTCGATGGAGTAGTCTGCTGTGTTACTTACAAACTCACCTTCCTCATCGTAGAAGGCAGACAACACTGAGGGCATAGACGCCTCAGATGCCAGCTTGAGATAAAAGTCGTTCTTTGGTCCTACTGCTTCGTCTATCATGTTGATGCCTCCGTAATACCTACGTCACCTAAGTCATCAGACCACATACGGAACTCTCCGATTGTACCCATGAAGACGAAACCAAGGTCTAAGTCAGTAGAGGACAGGTCAGGGAGACCTTGACGACTTGGGTAGACAGATGTTGTGAGTGTACCCTCGGTTGCACCGTTGATGAACGTAGAGCCGTGACGTGATGCAATGTTGAAGGGTACGTTGGTGTTAGGAGAGTAGTCGGTAGTTGAGCCTTGTGATAACTGCTGACCTCCACTGTTCGTGCTTCTTTGCGAGGCATCGTATTGACCTAGCCTACTACCACCAGTGTCAATACCAGTGCTGATGTAGTCTGTACTGCCAGATTTCCAAAGAAGAAAAGATACCTCCCCCGCCCCGCCTGTGGTGGTTGGAGTAAGCCCATTATCAGCATACGTCATCTTGCCATCCATCTGGATAGACATGTTAGTGTTGTCATAAGGCAGGTTAGCGGCAGGGACTGTTAGTGTCTCAGCAGCACGAGTTACTTGAGCAGAAGTTGTTGGGATGTAGCTTGATGGGGTTGAGCCTAGTTCAAACTGAGTTCCAGCGATTAGGATAACATCTGCTGCACTGCAACTCTGAACACCATCCCCGTTGGGCATCTCATAAGACACACCACCAGAGCCAGACGCTGCATTACTGGAAGCCCAGCATAACCACCAGCCATCACCATAGTCTACCATTCCGTGGTCTATGATAAGAGCTTCCTTGGAACCAACTACACCGTTCTGTAAGTCAAAGTAAGCCTGTTCGTTAGCCTTGCCTGTGTCGTACATGTTGACTACGAACCAGCCAGAACCAGCCGAATACTTGACTAAAGCCCAACCAACGTAGGTTGAACCTGATGTAATGGATTTGCCGATTTGGTATCTTTGTGCTGGACCTAGATTGCCCCCGTTAGAAGTAGGTGAAATCGTCTGATAAGTACCAAAGGGAGAACCTGCGGTTACTGTGCCTACAGTCCCCCCGCCAGTCCAAGCAGTGCGAGTTAAATCATCACTGTAAAGCATTTGGTTAGTCCGAGCTTCACTCTCGTGGAGGATGCCTTCGTTAACCCAAGCAGAGCCATTGTAGATGTGATGACCACGACGAGGAGCATAGGCAGGAGTAGTTGTCGTTGGGAGGTATGACTCACGGCCTGTAGAGGCATCAGGGTTGTTTACCATGCCACCGAGGCCACTGCGGAAGGAGTGGGGATAGGCTACTAGAACCCCAGACGTACCATCCCCTGTAAAGGTCTGTGAGCCGAAGGGGTTAGCTTGAGACGTTTCACCTACCGAGAAGACTTCCTGTGAGGCAATAGGAGTGGTTACTGAACACCTGTACCAACCATTACCCAAACTTGTTACTGTCGGCGATACGGAGCCAGTATCTAAAGACACAGTCCCGTTTGACAAATCGATAATCGCATATTTGTTGCTATTAGTAGAAACCGAGAAGAAGTTATAACCATCTGCTTTGAGGTCTATAGTTACTGTCGAAAGCATGTCATTAACAAGATTGCTGTTAACTTGGTTTTTATAGAGCCTGTGAAACCCACTAACAGTAGTCGGTGTTAGCTTAAAGGCTGTTGGGTTGCCCTCAAAGTCATTCTGACCAGTCGTTACTGTCAGGGCATTATTAGTCCAATTAGCATTAGTTAAGTCACCGCTATGGGTCAGAAGGTTATGTGGACGCCACTTGAGCGCTGGGGATTGACGGACGGATACGTTGTCGATGGAACCTAAGAAACCCGCTGTCTGAAAGCGAACATACAAATTACCACCAGTATTCGTAACACTTTCAGTGTAAGTACCGTTTGCTGCCCTAAATGTTAAAAGCTGGGCATTACCACCAGCTAGACCAACCCTTACTGACCCAGCGGTGTGTCCACTTATAGTGTAAGTAATAGTAACGGTTTTATTGCTTGGGGCAGAAACAGTGTAACCTGTATTGTTAAAGTTTCCATCAGTACCACCAGAGTGTGTCGCAACACCACCGCTGATAGTCCAACCAGTACCCTTGTCCCAGCCACTATCACTAGCAAAGTCACCATTAGTAACCAGATTAGGGCCGTAGCCGTCTACCATAGTTGCATTGGTTGTAGCTGCGTGAGTTATAGATGCACCAAAGGTAGAGTCAGTTGCACTCTTACGGAAGTAGTTACCCTTGAAGTCAAAGACCAAGGCTGGCTCAAATCCATTTACTGCATAAGCTGAGAGTGCTGAGTAGCCGTACTTAGAGATATAGTTGAAGTACCAATTAGAGTTCTTAAACTTAAAGAACGAGTGACTGTTAATGTCATAACGATCTGTACCCGTGTCATACGACATGCTGTTAGGTAGGTTAGCTCTTACGTAATCATTATAGATTTTCGTTGGATTATCAACCATTGTCTACACCACCATCTTTATCTTGATCCTCTGTGGGCTGAACACCAACATCAGGGTCGTAGTTCAAATCTGCAATGTCCATAAGGTCTTTAACAACCTCTGGGTGACTACTAACGTCAATATTAGCGCCATTAAGATTGCGAAGGAAGGCTGCAACTTCACGAAGATCGTGTGGAGCAACATCACCAGCTTCAATAGTTGGCATAAGATCATAGTTTAGACCATTCAACTGCCATAGACGCTCGACCAACTGCTTGTTGAGAACATCTACAATAGCTTGGATATAACTCTCAAGTGCACGAAGGAATAAGTCTGTCTTAGACTTAGACAAGGCGTAAGAACCACCTGACGTACCAAGAAGAAGAAACTCAGAAAGTACAGAACGAGCAATGTCATGCTGGTAACGACTAACGATTGGGTTAATGTCTATGTTACGCTTACCATTAGAAGCCATCAGTTCGATGTCAACTAATCTTGTATTAGAAGGCGCTCCGTCTTTATCGGGGTAGGTATCGGAAGGCAGGATAATGTATCCTTGCTCGTTGAACTTAACGTCCCGTAGGATTTGCTGTAAGTTGTTAACAAAGCCCGACTGTGCCAAAGAAGCATCCCCAGAGAGATACTCAGCAGGAATCCTAGCAACGGGAATACCAGCAAGCTCCCTTTCCACTGCGATAGCTTCGATAGCTTGTAGATTATTAAGATACTCATAAGAAGTGTAAGCATTGCGAAGAATAGAACGCCCACTGGGGTCTCCGTTAAGAGAAGTTGTTCTATAGTAGATAGACTTATTGACAGGAATGTAGTTTTTACCATTCATAATACCTACTGATTGCTCAATACCCAAGACATCACCAGTCTTCTGGTTGACATCGAACTTATTAATAGTCCAAGGTGCACGAGCAGCAATCTTCTTAACGCCTAAGCGTCCATCAGTGTACTTAGAGTGCTTCTTATCAGAACGCTCTGTAGGTCCAACTCTACGCTTGTAGATAACCTCAAACCAACCGAAGCCATACGACAAATAAGACAGAGCCTCTGAGATGTGATCGTCTAGGGTATGATCCATGTCGTCAAGAATACTCTTAACAAACTCAGCCTCAGCCTTAGCAGCGTCACTCTCATCAACAGGGGTTACATGGAAATCAACATCACGTAGTATCTGCTCAACAGAATACATGACAGCACCAATGGTAGCATCATTGTCACGCATCTCACGATACTTACGGATGGCTTTCTTACCACGTAACTCAGGAAGAAACTCATCAGCACGGATTTGACCGTTGTGTGTATTATCGCCAGCTACGCCTAACGTAGCCTTAGCGGCTGCTTCTGAGAGCTTCTTAACCATTTGTCTATTGCCTTTTACTTAGATAAGCCCTTAGCACTAGAATAAGCGAGGGTCAGTTGGGGTTTACTGTAGCCGTTCAAAGAAAGGTCTGTAATTGCCCACACCATAGCGTCAAGGCGGTCAGGAGAGCCAACTCGACCTAATGGCTCCCACGTTCTCATCTGTGTCTCAAGTTCATTCAGTGATGCACCATCAGGAGGATTAGAGACGTGCTTAACAAGTCCCCTTTCGTATAATGCAGATACTGGTTCGGCTCTAGCAAACTTCCCACGAGAGGCTCTTACAGCCTTGTAGGATACACTATCGTCCTCACCATGAATGGTAGTCTTAACCATGTCACCACCCTGATTGACCTCGGCTACGATTCGGTCAGCTTGGTAGTAATTATATAGTTGAATAGCTTTAGAGGCCCAACCCTGTGGGGATAGCCTATCAGTATAGTCCCCAAGGACATAAGCAATACCGTTGATGTCAATACCAGCAACAACAATCCCAGTCATATCACTCTCAGCATTAGAGGTAACAGCAGGATCAAGTGCAACGACAATACGAGCTAGGTCAGGTAAGTCTGCATGTTTAATTGCACAGTCATCTAACATAGCCGTAGTCCATAGAGCGCCTTCAGCTTCTTCTAGGACTTCAGCATAAAGCTCTTGTCTACCAATACGTGTTCCCTCGTACTGCTCCTTAACAGCAACAAGGTATGTATCAGCTAGGTTAGCAGCATTATCAAAAGTAGAACCACTTGTAACAATAGTCTTAGGGTTCTTAAGTAACTCACGCATTAGCTTAGTAGGTTTAGGAGTTGTTGTAACGCACACTCTAGGGTGCTTACCTAGACGTAGACAGAACTGAAGCATCTGCCATGTGTCAATATCTTTGTTCCATGCAGCAAGCTCATCACACCATGCAGCGGAGAACTGTGGACCACGTAGACGCTCAGGCTCTTCTGCTGAGTAGAACTCAACCTTAGCCCCGTTAGCCCAGCTTAGAGAACGCTTGGTAGGGGACCACTCAGGAAAGCCCATTAGCTTGCCCTTGTTGTCCTTATCGTGCTTCCAACATACCGACAGGAAACCACTCTCGCCCTTAACCATAACACGTTCAATGTCACTGTTAGTAGATGCTACACAAGCTATACGCTTATGACCATTCTTGACTTGCTCTCGTACCCACTCAGCACCACAACGTGTCTTACCGAAACCACGACCAGCATTGATTAACCATGTATTCCACTCATTGTCAGTTGGAGGAAACTGTGCGTCTCTACCCCAGAACGACCAATCATGTTGTAGCTCATCTACCTTAGCTGGTCCTAGCTGAGTGAATAGCTGTTTGACCTTAGCTGGTGGTAGCTGCCTAAGAGTATCAGCCGTTATTCTCTTCTTCGGGTTCATCAGTATCAAATCCTAGCAAGTTCATAAGTTGATCTGCTGCTGAGACATCAAGTTCGGGATCAATCTCTTGGTCAACTTCATTGACTGTAGCTTGTGGCGACCAACCAGCTTTAGATCGTAGGAACAACTCTTGGCTCTTCCATGTAATACCATCCTGTACATCTCCGTAGAGTGCTTGGTCTATCACACGTTTACCTACTGCACCATTAATGCGACTACGCTCGGCTTCTATTGCTGGGCCATAGTGCTTGTACAAAGTAGATAAACTCTTAGGTGCGCCTTGTAGATGTTGAATAGAGGTAATGATCTGACGGATGGAAACTCCACCCTGTATCATCTCAATGACTTCTTTCTCAACGAGCTTACTGTAAGGTAGCTTTTCTAACATGACGACAATCTCTCTGTTAACGACAAACTAGATGATAGCCTTAAGAAGGTAATCCAGTTTCCATTTAAATAGGTTCCCCAAGTGCATCAGCAGGATCACGTCTTACATGTTACAGCGAGCAAGGTTCATCTTGGTTGTACTTGGGGAAGGTATGTGTTACACCTGAGTTAATACCTCAAGGTATAACGACAATCAGTAATCAACATTGTAGTTGACTAACTTATGTACTACTTAAGTTATTACTTATGTATTTAATCATCATGTTGTTGTCAACTTGTAGTTGTTAATTACTTATGAGATTACTTAAGTAGGGCTTACTATTAGATATGGTGTCTAAATTAGTATTTCACAAGTAGATTTCTTAACTATTTTATATGTCGTTGTAATCTAACGATTCTTTTATTGTTATTTTCTGTAATATTCTGTAACAATTTGTGATAATTCCCCTGTTGACATGTGGGCGGGTAAGTCAAAAGTAAATTCTTGTGTTGGATTTAGGTGTCGCTAAGGGGCCGCACCGAATCACCCGCGTATGATCTGGAGGGTCCCAATGGGAATGTCAAGGGCTATCTGAGGAATAAAACCCTTGACACTCAAAAGAAAATCATGCGCGAGAGGGGAGGAATCGC